GGGGCCTAGCCCCTGCTCTGCCAACGGATTGTGGTTGCACACGCACCGCCCTCCCGAAGGAGCCCTCTCCACTAGCCGTCGCTAGCAACTGTTAGCGCGTAACAGCACGCCAGAACTGTCGGAGGATCAATCGTCCATGGGTGGGGACGATCCGGTCCGGTCTCTCACCACCACCTTGTGTAAGGTTGCGGAGGAGCCGCGACCAGCCATCGAGGATGGTAGGCCGGGATCGTTTCTCAACGGCCCAGACTCTCATCTCGATCTGCTGGACGTTGCGATTCCACCTATACCGCATGTAATTGCGAGAAAGGAGGAAAGCGGTGGCAGGGCCACCGCCACAGTGTCGGTGCAGATACCCGCAGTCAGGAGTGCCGAAGGGAAGTTTCCCTAAGATACTCTCGACATGGGTATATACACTGTTCGCTGCTCTAGCGTAGCCTGCCTGATCTAGCCTATTGGCCAAGTCAGTGTAGGCAACGCAGAGCTGACCGTCATTCCGACTTTGTGGAGGAAGTCTTCGCATGCGAATTGGTGTGACGTTAACGCCATGGTAGGCATCAACACCACAGGATTCGCGGAAGAAGCCTTCGATGAATGACTTTTTTCGGTTGACCAGCAATTGGCACCGCTCTAAGGCATTCATTACGTGAGTTGCATACTCTGAGGGGACGATTAGATCGTCACCATAGACGTAGACGTGCTCACGTATCCATCTACGGCTCCCAGGTCTGACCTGAGAGATCGCCGCGACGCATAGCGACCAGAATACAAGCGCCTCTATAGGAAAGGTTGTAGCCGATCCCATAGAGGAGAGCATATTCAGGCGCACTATCCTCCCGGAAGGGAGCTGCGTCACCTCAGAACGCGTAGCATCGAGTAATCGAAACCACTCGAACGGGAGAATACGAAACGCAAGTTTCGTACTAACCCGGTTGCTAGCGTCCTTCAGGTCGAGGGTAGCGTACCTCCGGTTCACACTAGCAATAAGGGCAAGGCGCTGATTGACGCCTTGATCCTTAAAGTTAATGCGATACTCGGAGTTCCGCTCCAACCTCGGCCCTATGGCCTCGCGGATAGCTTGTTGGAGCCATTGTAGCTCCTTCTCCTCAATAGCTATACCGCGATCGCCAAGAGCATCCTTGCGGACAAACACGAAGCGAGACATCGTCATGTGCTCGCTCGCCCATTTGTCCTCAAGGATGGCGTGGTTACGGTTCACCCAGAATAGTGAACCGAACCCCCGGAGGACGGCTTTCAGAGGAATGGGATTGAAGACCCACTTCTCTTCGTCGACCTCACGGCCCGCAACCGCGCCTGGACCATGTCGAGGCAGAAAATCCTCGACAGGGGGGACGTCCTCCAAAAGTCGACCCGCCTCATAGGCGGCCGTCTCCAGGAGGTCGTCATCTTCGAACTCACCGGTAAGGGAATCGTTGGTAGCGATAAAAGCTTCTTCAAGCTCATCGTTAGCGACGGGAACCCCCATATCCATCTTATATGCAAAGTAGCATATAGTCCGAATATGCCGGAGAGCCGAGCCGATGACTACCGAATTATCGGGCGTCACAGGGCGCAGTGTTCCGTCTTCTCTGAAGATGTAGCGTAGAACGTCCTGCAAAAAAGCAGGTAGTTCGCACTTCGGCGCCGAGCGAAAGCCCGGTATCGGAGTGAGGACGCCACTCTCTAGGGCCTGATCAATCGCTTTCCCAAAGCGAGGGAGCAGGACCAAGAAGAAGTGATTTCCTTCAGACATGATCCGAGTACTAATAGTACGAAGATCACGAGAGAGGGAGATCTCCGGAACGGAAACAGGACACTCCACATGGATCGATTGGAGGAGGGCGTCCACGACGCCTAGGACATTTAAGGGAGAGGTGTGTTTCACCAACCCTCCTATCCCAGACGAGACTCACGTCTAGCGGACACCGTCGGCCAGGCCCGAGAGGGCGTCGGAGAGGCCAGCCACAGACACCAAATTGGTGAACACGGCAGCTTCCCCAGTGGTCGCGGTTGTAGAAAACTCGTTACCGCTGAGGTACTGAAGTGCCCAGCAAATGTGCTTGCGGATGTCCTCCGCAACGTCGTCCCAAGCGATGGACGCAGTGTCCACCGCCCCAAACGGCACATTGAACGAGAACCTAGACGCTGCTACCGGAAGGGACCCGAAGAGAGCGTCATTCGAGACGGTCTCGTTAAAGACGAGATCGACGCGAGCGACACTGTACTTGCGGGCACCAGCCGGAGGCAGAATCTCGCCCTTGATGTCCATCGTGATAGGGAGCCCATTGGTCCCTGTCCCGACAACCTTCCGCCGAAACGTGTTGTTGCCAACAGTCCCGGGCAGGAGGACAAAAGCGGTCTGCGGTGCCGTCGACCCGGATCCCGGGTCGGTAAGGAGCATCGACTGCTCGTACATAGAGACTCCAATCTATGTCAATGGCTCGCGCCTATTGCGAGAGCCAGACCAAGTTCCGCTTGCCCAGCGGTAAGGGGCCAACTAAACGGGAAATCAGGGAACACCGTATCGCGAATAAACTCGCGAAACGAGGCTCTGCCACAAGGAACAGTGGAGAAGTCTCCATTGCAGTTGTGCCAGTATCGTATACGAAGGTCCATCTCAATCTCAACTAAACGTGACCAACATGCGTCAGTCACGTCCCAAGTCCCAGCGATAGGCTTAGCGCCGACACGCTGGAGTCGGGTCCCGACAGGAAAAAACCAGTCGAGAATAAATGAGAATGGAAGGGCCTCGTACACGATCGCCAGCGGGTTGTTAAGACCCGTCGCTGCTAGCCAGGCAGCAGTGATCCCTTCCCAGTCCTCCAGGCCGACCAACCGAGAGTCCAGCTTTGCTGAACCCCGATAGGTCACGGTTGCTTTGGAGATACGGTACTCGATTGCATGATTTGCAACCCAGGGCCAATCCCAAGCGAATCGCAGCCAAGGAGGAAGCGCAGGCTTGATGTCGATCTTGTAAGGACCGACATGACGACCGGATGTCCGGTTGTTCTGCTTGCGCAACCCATCTAGACGATCTCCAACCGACTTTCCAAGATT